GCTTCTCGTTTGGCCGAGGCTACGGCAACCTTGAGATGGCACTCACAGCGGCGGGAATACCCTTCGAGCGTGTGCGCCCACAAGTCTGGCAGAAGGCTATGGGTTGCATGACGAAAGGCAACAAGAACATTTCCAAGCAGAAGGCACAGGAGTTATTCCCTAGCATCAAATGCACGCACGCCGTTTCGGACGCATTACTCATAGCACTATACGGAAGCAGACAACCATGATCATTGACGGAATGACGATGGTTCACAGGAATAAGTATCTAGAAAACATGAAGAAGTACCAAGAGATTGAGAACCTCATCGCAGACATCTGGTATCAGAACCCAAGGTGGCCATCGACATTCTCCGCTTGCTGTAATGGATGTGGTAATCAAGCGCGTGGCGGAAGGGAATGTATCTATTGCCTAGAAAGTGAGCTTTCCAAATTGACATCGCAGGAGGATGCTAGATACTTCGTGAGTGCGGTCAGACAGGTCTTAACGGCAGAGGAATCCTTGAGAGAGCATTCCAAACCGTTCTGAAACAACAAACAACAACAAAGCCATGAAACCGAGAATGTATAACATCATCAGAGAATGCATCGAAAACGGGATTCGTTATGGAATCCGCCGCGCACACAAGCACACCGACGAGCCATCCGAAGACTTGCTGGAAAGCGAGATCCACTCGGCAATCATGAATGAACTTGATGACAAGTTCGAGTTTGAAGTACCAAGACTAGACTAATCCTATGAAAAAGAGCGCAACACAGAAACTAGAAGCATGGCTTCTCAAGGGGAAGACCATAACCGCCCTGCAAGCCCTTAATAAATGGGGGTGCATGAGGCTATCGGCACGGATCAACGAGCTTCGCAATGCGGGGTTCCCGATCCTTACGGACAGCGTAAAGCAGAATGGCAAGATCTTTGCTCGCTATCGTCTTGCCGCCTAAAACAATCGGGCATGTCGGTAGCCTAGTTCATTGTCGCTGCACCACCCAGCGTCCGGCAAGGTGGAACCTTTAACAACTATGAAAACAGAAGAAACGATTGAGGATAAGTTGGCCAAGGCAGAAGCTGAACGCGACCTGTGGCGAGCAGAAGCCCAACGCTGGCGCGAACAAGTCATGGAGCTGGAAGGTCAGATAGAGGCCGAGATCCAACGATTGCAATGGAGGCAGCACCAGCTAGAGCGCGGCATCAAGGAGCTGAAGGGTTGACTATTGAATTTCCCGTAGAATCTGATACAATTCATACATATGAATAAGCGTTTTGAAAAGAAGGTAAAGAACCCGAAGACGGGTAGAACTAGGACTGTTAAGTATGGACAGGCGGGTAAAGCAGCAGACGGCGGTGATAGGATTCGGCCAGGGACTGCCAAAGGTGATGCGTATTGCGCCCGTTCCGCGAAGATCAAAGGGGACTGGAAGGACGACGAAAACTCACCAAATAGACTTTCCAGAAAAAAGTGGAGATGTCGCGGGTCCAAGTCTATGAGGTAAAATATGGCGATGAGAGATCACATAGTCAGCGGGCCGTTTAGAATTGGAAAAAGGACTTATTACGAATGTCAATGCCCACATTGCGGTTCAATGACAAATGTTAGATGTGACAGCCTTGATCGGATAAGGTCATGCCACCCATGCCATCATAAGCTCAATAGGCCCAAGCAGCCAAGCGACGAACATCACTGGTGCAACAAGTGTAAAAGCTGGAAGCTGAAATTAGACTTCAACTTCAGAAGAGATGGTAAATCAAGAAACTGCAAGTCTTGCGAAGATGCCTATAGGAGGGCAAACATGGCAAGGATAAATGAGTTCGTCAAAAAACACAAAAAAGAAAACCCAGAGAAGTCTCTTCTTTATGCTGCAAAAAGCAGAGCTAGGCTTGGTGGGTTGCAGTTTGATATTGACATAAACGACATCCAAATACCCCTAATTTGCCCAGTTCTAGGGATAAAAATATCAACAGACGGACCCAAGAACACAAGCCCATCACTTGACAAGATTATTCCCGAGCTTGGATACACCAAGGGAAATGTGAGAGTAGTTTCTTGGAGGGCTAACTGGATTAAAAACAACGCCAGTGCAGATGAAATTGAGAAACTTTACATTGACTCATTGAAATGGTCTTGTAAATCAAATAAATCAGTACAATAAACCACCATGAGTGCAGGAAAGGGCGACTCACCCAGACGAGTAGACACGAAACGATACAACGAAAACTATGAACGAATCTTTAGAAAAACAACCATCGAACAGGAAGCTAAACCAGAAGCGGAAATTCAGCTTCGGGTCGGGGCGGAGGAGAAATCAGCTCCAAGACAAGAAGATTAACATCCGAGTCTCGCTCTCGGTTGAGACATTCAAGCGGGTGGATAACCTTGCCAAGAGGTTGGATTGTTCGCTCTCAAGTGCGGTCGAGAGGCTAATTAGGACACAGGAATCGGAGGGCATCGAGCCCACACCAGAGGTCAACTGGGACGAGTTCAAGGCCAAGCGGCAGTTCTACCAGCTTACCGATGTTCTGGATGCATCATTCCGCAGAAGGGGGCGCAGAGCATGAATGCCCTCAAAGGATTCCCCAAGAGGTACGAGGATGCCCCAGAATGCGTTGGAGATGCGTGGTGGACACACTACCGCCTAGCCCTCGCTACAAGCGATTCTGGAGGCATTGTGGTGATGTACGGGACGAATGGCACGGGGAAGACCCGCATGGCCTATGAGGTTGCCAAGAAATGCACCCCAAAAGACTCTCACTTCTCCGTTGGAGGCATGGGCTGGAACTCTGGAAAGAAGGAAAGACCCGCCATTTACACCACAGCTGTGGACTTATTCATGGAGATCCGTGACACCTTCCGCCCAGACTCCGAGCAATCTGAGATGGCGGTGGTGAAGAAATACACCGAGGCAGGGCTACTGGTTTTGGATGAATTTCAGGAAAGGGGCGAAACCCCATTTGAGGACAGAAAGATCACCAGTATTATCGACGCTCGTTATCAAAACGAAAGGCCTACCATCTTGATTTCCAACCACTCACGCGAGGAGTTTGCCTCTAAATTATCAGCGGCGGTGCTGGATAGAATCCGTGAAAATGGGTGCGGATTACACTTTAACTGGACAAGCTACCGAAAACAGGGTAGCATCTAACCAACAACACCCCCGACGCCTCTTGACAATGCGCACCACTGGGGGTTACTTTTTTCCTTGTGTAACCATACGCAGAAGTGGACACAATGTGTCCACATTTCCATAATGTGTGGCATTCTAGCGGATAAATTGCCAGAATGCGTACTTACTCGGCCAAGGAATACATATTGGTGCTTCGCCCATTGACTCGGCTCTTGCGCATTACTAGTAAACCATCGGCGGTCTTTTGCCGTAGGATAGCGGATGCATGCGGGATGGACACGCCTGCTCGCTCTGCGTATTCGTTCACCGTGAACTCGTCATCGCGGCGGGGTTGCTCTGTACCGATAAGGGCTATGGCTTTATCTAATGCGTCTAGTGCTTGTTTCGTTTTCATTGTCGGTGTTCGGATACATTGGTTTGATGTGGTCGCTCGGCTACAGGATGCCCATAGGGGAGATCCAGACATCACCCTCCTTGATTACATTCCATGCCTGCCACGATCCAGTTTTCTCGTTAATCATGCCGTAAAGGAAGCCATTTCGCCACGCCAGTTTAGCGGGTGTGCGGTCGGCATAGGACAGCTGGTCGATGTCTGCAAGGCATCCAACGGAGTACGCAGCTTGGCCCTCAATGTGGCGAGCTACATAGACATCTGGCTTGTGGACATGTCCATGAATGCAAGGCCCCCAGTTTTCAAAATGGCTTTTTGCAGGATACATTGTAGCACGGAACCCGTGGATGAACTTCGGCCCACCCTCTGGAAGCATGAGGAACTTGCTTACATGGTAGGGGCAGGTAGTGATCTTGAGCTTCTTAAACTCATCCTCAATGTCGCGCCACAGGGCGGCACACCTCTCGCGGATCATGCCGTCAGAGCAGTTTGTAGAATGCAAGGCTAGGCGATCATCGTGGTTCCCGATCGTTAGGTAGTTGGGACGGAACTCTTTAAGGAACTCCATACCCATCATGACATCGTCAGAGATTCCTTCAGCCCTTTCTTCAGATGAAGCACCCTTACGAAGTGGGGCGAGGTCTATGAAGTCACCCAAGTGAACCCTGTAGTGGGGCTTCCAGCTTTTAGTGAAGTCTAACAGTTTCTTTTTAGCCTGCTCGCAGACTAGGCTACCGTGATTATCGGCAGCGACGAGGAACTTCTTGTATGTCATTGTTTCTTTGGTTGTTGTTGTAGCTTGTTCCACGCTGGGAAGAACAAGTGATCCAAGCACCTGACAACACCCTCTTCCACTTCCTCGAAAGGTTTGCAATGTCCGATCCCGCCAATAGCGAAAGCAGCGTGCATCATTTCGTGTCGTAGGGTGTCAACCATGTCCTTGGTATTCCCCTTCCTAATGGCTATCGTGAGGTCGTCAAGCGAAAAACTACCGAAATCTTCAAGATTCTCGACAATGGTGAGTTTCACCTTGAGTCCACCAATGCTGATATGCTTGGGGAAGTTCATCGTGGATTCGTAAATTCAAAATGCATCGCGTCCCTTCCCCAGAATGCTCCAGCCGGCGTTGCCCCCTCTTTGCAAAAAATCTCCATCACCTCGATGGGCATATTGGAGCGTGAAGGCCAATGCTCACGGTTGCCGTTGGTGTCTGGAGCGAGGTCTATAGCCGCACCCCTAGCATGTAGAGAGGGGAGAGAACCGCCTCGCATAGGACGGTTGTTGTACACGCCAGCATACTCCTTCAGCACCCAAGCGTGTGGGGTTTTGCTGATGTTCTCAAGAATCCTACGGAGGCTCGGAGCTACCTTGTGGTGGCAGCGGATGGTCTTTACCTGCTTGCCACTGTAGCGGATGTCGAGGTCGTTGACGGCTAGGTTGACCAACATGCTCTCGTCTCCAGCCCGTCCGTAGAACTTGGTGAGCGAGGCTTGGTCTTGTGTGGGCCAAGGGTGGTCTTTGGGCATGAGGCTGCGGAGGTACTCCTTGCACTTTGCCGTGGACTTCTCTCCCCAGAACCCGTCTGGAGTGGCTCCTACACGCTTCTGCAGCTCGATGATCTGGTGGTATTGCATGACTGTTTGGATATTACACCATAGGTCAAGCCCACCTCGACCTACTCACCGCTTTTTAAGCAACTGGTAGGCAGAAATCAAGCCTACGATGATGCCGATTCCCAGCGAGGTCACACGCATACCCCACTCGATTTGCTCTTGCAGGGAAGTCACGAGGCCAAGAACTGGTACTACGCTGCCCACAATGCCGTGTAGCGCGTCTCTAGAGGCATCTGCGCTCATTTGTTGTCGCGAGCTTTGATGAGGCCGATTCCTGCGGTTACAGCGGCGAATGCGCCCATGAAGTCGGGTGCGCCACCTTTGAGGACTTGAACGCCCACATTAGCGAGCGTTGCGACGATAGTTAAAATGCCAAGTGCGGTTGTTTTCATATGTGTATTATAATGTTGCGATTAGTTGGTTGTACAAATAAAGATGACCAGCGTTGTTAATGTGAACTCCGTCACCAGAATTATATGTGGACTTAATCTCAAGTGTCGTGGGGTCTGCCAGTTCAGAGAAAGTATTGACCACTTTAGCACCATAGGTAGCGATAATAGCATCGGCAGTATCTTTGAGAATCTGCCTCTTTGTAGTATCAGTGTTCCGTGGCTGCGTCGTGAACACTCTGTAGTCGATACCCAAATTAACGCACAAATTAACAATGGATGACAGCACCGTCATATAATTAGCGGTAGTGCCATTTGTTTGATTGATGAAATTACTTGGGAAGTTGATTAGAACAAGATCAGCACCAGCGTTCGCTGCGTATGTGATGTTCTTCAGTGGGTCGGGCTGATCTGTCCATCCAGTTGGGATTGTATAGCCAGTTGGTGATGCGTTTGCTATTGTAGTACCGCCAACAGCGAGATTCGTAGTTGTGCCAGTACTGGCATAATACGTAGTAAATTTAGAGGCCCAAGAGTTTCCTGATGTCGCACCAGTTCCTACAGCAGTACTAGATCCAAGAATATATGCGGATGGCGTAGATGGCTGCGGTGGAGAAAGAACACTCAAGATTGATGAGAAGTAATTATTCACCCTGCTTTCCAGTTTAACTACATTGACTGCCTCACCGATTGAATAAAATCCAATTGAAGATGTTGACGGTAACTCAACTGCCGCCCCGTTGCTTCTCGCAAACACCAATACACTATCGGTTGATGGTGTTCCAGAAGCAACCGCATTAGTCCCTGTTGCTCCACGAAATCTATAGGTATATGATCCGCTGCTGTCTCTCGAGTGACAAACAAAACCATTTGCATGAACTTGCGGTAAATTCAATGCGGTTGCATTTCTTGATCTAAGCGTTGCGTTAGATGAGTTTTGACTTATTGTGTTTGCGCCGACTCCGGCGGACCCGCCAGCCCCAATATATGCCGCAAACACATTAGTCACCACATTTGTTATATAAACAGAATTGTGGTTGTTGTTTTGTGGGTCTGCGTTGTTAAGCCTATTTGAATTAAGGTATTTGGTAGATCCATTCCCAACAGGCCCAGTGTTTCTAGCGTAATCCGTTCCAGCCCCAATAAACCCAACATTTGTAGGAGATGTTCCTTTTAATGGAACAAGCGCACCATTGAGGCTTCTAGGCCCAGCAAGCAAACAACAAGATTTGATGGCATCCCAGTTGCTTACACCAGAGTTTGGGCTAGCATCAGACTTGCAACCTTTTACAAAATTGTTAATTGCATTTTTAATTGATGACTCAAGAGGAATCCCGTCAGCAGCTTCAACTAAGGCAATATATGATTTTGCAGCTGGATCAAGGCCACCAGAAAATCTTCCAAGACGATTTGAAAGCGAGTATTGCATATTACCAGCGAAGTTGCATGTTTGCGTTTGTGCGGATGCGATTGCTCACAAAGCCGCTTGTATGGTTCTCGTCGAGACGAATCAGCTCGTCCTGCAAAAGCATCTCTGCCTCTTGGTCGGCAACTGCGGCCTTCTCTTGCTGACCTTCAGCGCGGAGGTAATCGGCGTATGTGCCGTGGGCAAGGTACTGGAACCACTCTGCTGGGACGCTTGATGTCTCTCCAGCACCATCACCATAGGTGTCGGAGAGTTGCGCCTTGTAGGTAAGAAACGCGCTGGATGGGTCGAGGTCGCCAGCTACCAAGATCGCACCATCAGCGGTCACGGTAAAATCAAACTCTTGCACGGAGGATGAGATGTACGGGGCTTGCTTAAAGATGCGGAGAAAGGTGTCCACGGTGCGTTCCTCGCCAATCTTAAGGAATCGCGTCCAGTAGTTGCTTGCACGATACGCACGGATTGCCCGGCGATTGATTAACGCCTTAATGCGGCCAGTCTCGATACTGGCGAACACCACGCCACACAGGGCTTGGATCAGCGAGAACAGGTCGGCGTAGGTTCTGGTCTGCATTAAATACCGTTAGGGGAAAGTTCTGGGTGAAACTTCTGGAAGTCGCGGATAAACTCGCGATCATGCCATGCATCTTCACCGTACTTGTTGCGGATTAGGAAATACTCATGCGCAGGGACAACCGCAACGGCTCGGCCCAACGCGCCAGTTTTGACTCCACGGAGAGTGT